GCCATTCTTATAGCTTCGGACAGAATAGCTTGATGTAATGCATCGTCCAATAAACAAGGTTGTGCTTGCCACTTTCCGTTTATAGTCAGTCCGTCTGATGCTTCGGATTCTTTCAAATCTTCCACAATAATCGGCTCTGGTCGAGTGATATAAAAAACTGTATAGTTTGAGATAGGTCTGTCACTTATAAGTTCGGTGTACTTTTGTACCGACAATCTACCATACTCATCCGTCGAAGAATGACTCGGATATGTCATACGCAATACTCTGTTGGCATTACAAGTTTTGAAAGGATTGCGAATTGTCCTCCAGTATTCATCCTGTGTTACAGGAACTATAATCGCAGGAACTGAACTAGATGAATTGCAATCGCTTTCTACAGAAGCAATCTCAAGAGTCTTGAATAGTATTTCGTCAGAGCCTGATGGAAGAGTGAATATATGACTAGATTCACTAATCTTAGTGAGGTTGCCATCAGTCACTTCTACCATCACAGCTTGACGCATTAAAGGTGCCAGAAAATTCGATACGTCTTCTTCAGCCTCAAAGGGCTTTCCGAGGGAGCCGTTGTATAGGCCCATAACGATTACCTCCTGAGCATCTGTAAGAAAACAACTTATTTCATAAGCGTTTAGACCAGGTGCTCTGTGGCTGGTAATGTTATCATATCCTTGGTTGAAACCTAACAACCATTCCTGACAAGTTTTCATTTACTATACACGATTTTTAGATACAGCTTCGTCTAGGATAAACTTAAAGTCCTGATTTTCCGGTTGGCTAATAAACTCGGCGGCATGTGTAAGAGTCGACTGTTTACCCATTCCACATAACGGCGAACCATCAGACGCTTTATAGTAATAATCGTTCTTTACAGCTATGAGTCCGAGTTCTACTCCTCGTTTAATTAGTACTTTTGCCGATAACATCGGATCTGTGATATATCGGAGGAACTTAGTCGCATCACTCTGAATAATCATATTGATTCTCGACTTGAAGAACGTTGCAGTCTCATCGCTAGAGTAAGGTCTGCCATCAAGCAGCTCTACCAGAACACGCATCGTGTCTTTATCGTCTTCAATCTTTCCGAACTGCATATAAGAGTTTCTGATCGCATCCATCTTCATAGTCTCGATGCTTGCCTCCTCTCCGAGATGTACCAGCTCAAAGCGATATGTCGCTTTAGGTCTGTCTATTCGGTCTTTAACAGAAGGTGCGATAAGGTTACTATTAGCGAGTAGAACTTTATACTTTATATAATCGTTCGGATCGTTCAGGTTCAGCTTCAAACCCTCCTTATCAAGTTTAATCTTATAATTATCCCAGAAATTGTTTTCAGTCTTATAGACGGACAATGCATTAGAGTCAAGTCCTAATTCTCGTTCAAGAAAGTCTTTCTCGTCGTTGGTAAGTACGTTTTTATACCTACCATTGCTAAGAATAGGCACGACAACTGTTATACTACATCCGTCGAATAAGCCTCCGAATCCTACATGATTCTTATCTGTGATTCCAAATCCTGTAGGCTGAGGAACGAATCTAACATAAACTTCTTCGTTCTTAAGAGGATTTCCGACTTGACTCTTATTCATTGTATTCTCTACGTTTGATTGTTTTCCCATAATTATCTTCTCCTAACATCAAAATTATTAACCTAAAAGCATTGCTGGAATAAACGATACGACTCTACCAGGATCCACCATCCTAATACCTTGAGTAGCAAGATAGTGAACAGTTGCTGAGTCTTCATCGTAAGATGCAGCACCGTTATTAAACTCTCCCGTGAACGGATTATCGAATGGACCCCACTGATAACCACGACGCTCAGGACGATTCTTAATCATACACTTCTGTACGTTAGGCTCATCCTCGTTGCCGGCATAGAAGCAGTCCATACGATAAGACTCTGCTGTACCGCCGTTAGGGTGCGGAATCTTATTGGTCTGGAGGTCATCCTTGCTGGAGTCGATCATGATGGTAATATCGAGTCCATTAGCACTGATCCACCTTGTAACCTGATAATCCATGATGGCAATACCGTTGCCAGCAGGAGTAAATTCGGTGTTGTTACCTTTCTGGAAGTATGAAGGTGCACTTGCAGAGTACAAAGGCATCCAGCCAGAAGCCTCTTTCTTAGCTTCCTTGTTTATCATCTTCGCACCCCACTCTCCGGTACTAACCACAACCTTACGCTGTGCATAGTCTACCTTACCGGCGAATTTTCCAGAGAAGGCTTCCTCGATCATATCGAGAGAGAATTTTGTATAACCTATCTGAGTACCCATCTCCATCAACTGACGGAAACCGGAACCTTGCTTATTAGGAAGTCCGGAGAGACCAAAGTTAGTAACCTCGCCGTTTTCCATAATGGTAGAAACACCTCTTTCAAGAGAGTTGTTCTTATATTCACTCCATTGCTGCTCGATCTGCCAAGTTACGTTGTACATCCAGCGGTCTACGTATTTAGTAACCTGCTTTCCATTCACGGTTCCGATTACAGGAATACGTGCTGCAAGACGTCTACCAAGCTCCTTACCGCCGACCTTGTGCTGAATACGCACTGTCTGCCAGTTAGAATGCATTGAGATAGGAGCAGTGAATCGAACATCACCGACCTTACGTGAAAGGTTAGACTCAACAGGAGCGTATCCAACGCTGAATTTCTCGCCAGCAAGAAGACGCTCAGCAGGAATACCCTGACTTCCGTTTATACCGAAAGGCTCTACAAGATATACAGTATTAGTTCCTTCCTGACGACCTTCCTGCTTAATGATTACCGGATAAACCTCATTTAAGTTACCCCAGATTACCTCACCAAGTGCAAACCAGTCAGTAGGAAACACCAGATAGAAAGGCTCGAAACCAACTCCGACATTCGGGGCAGGAGTTGTACCGGATGAATAACGGGTTACTTTAGAACCGTCGGCACGACGAGCCTCAACCAGAGGGATGTTACGACGAGAAGATACAGTTACATCCCAGAAAAGTTCGCTATCATCCTCATATTCTTTAATAGGAACCTCTTTTGAGAGATAAGAATCAAGAGTAGGAAGATGCATAGCACTCATAAGGGTAGTCATAACCTCACTCGCCTTCTGAGGATTGCTGCGGAAGAGTCCATAAATATGATTCTCCTTCGTAACTGTACCACGCCAAGCGGTTACGCCAGTACCCTGAGTAGTATTAATACGTCCAGGCATAAGAATAATTAATTAAAGTTTAACATAAAGTTTATTCTTTAGGCAATTTTCCATCCATCATCTGACAGTAAATCTACTCCGTCATCTAAGGAAGAACCGCCATCAAATCGCATTGAACCGCCTCCGAACTGAGTTGATGCTAACTTTCGTTCTAACTCTTTAATGCCCTTATTTTTCTCCGCTTGCATCTGTTTCTTTGTCAGGGCGGTCATATTTTTACCTCCGTCTGTTAAAACAAACCAGATACCCAGTTGTTTTAAGAACTCTAACGGATTATCTTTTTGAAATTTCTGAACAGCAGTAAGTTGTTTGCCGGTATCAGGATCTTTATATATAGGTTTAGATACCGCATCAAACACCTTCTGGCAGGTTTTCTTGTCTAGAGACGTATTCCCGACCTTAAGCTCATCATCTAGGATCATCTTTTTGAAGTCTTCAGACATCTTCTTGCGGTTAGCTTCTGCGTCGTTTGCCGCTTTCTTTGCATCCTCCAGTACTTTGTTATACTCATTGTTGTACTTAGTTTTAAGAGATTCGAGTGCATCTTGTGCATCCTCGATGTCCATATTAGCATCAAAAGATTTCTTTAATTCCTTCTGTGCTTTTTCTTTAGAGTATCCCCTTGAGAGAAGGTCGTTATAGATAAGATACTTACGAATCTTTTCCCCTTCTTCTCCTTCGGCTGATACATCATCTGCTGTATAAGCATTAAGTTCTGCGAGTATCTGTTTATACTTATTGATAGTATCTGCCGGCACGCCGTTATCCAACGCTTCTTTAACAGCCCTCACGTCTGCGTCTACACGTTGAGAAATAGCTTTCTCGAAGAGTTCAGCGAAATCTTCAGCAGTCTTGACTGCGGAAATTTCATCATCACTGAAATCGGGAAGGATACCGTCTTTCTTCAGAGCTGCGGCTATGGAAGATAAAACAGTTGGAGAAGAACCGTCGTCCTGAGTATCGTCGGTATCCTCCTCATTTCCAGTTATCTCTTCACTATCGCCTACTTTCTCCGAAGGACTAGTGTTTGCATCCTCCTCGGCGTTTTCGTTGTTAGTCTCTTCAACAGGATCAGCTAACTCTTCCTGCTGTTCATTTGTTTCAATCTGTTCAAAGAACTTATCGGCCTCCTCTGGTGAGAGGATGTTGTCGAATG